TCCGTGGTCATGAAGAAAGGATCATGGGTATGAAACAACTTAAGACACCTTGGCAAAGCGTTGGTGCAAAGGGAGTTGTAGCGTTAGCATCAAAACTATCACTATCACTAGTCCCTCCACAAACCAGCTTCTTTAAGCTACAGGTAGATGAGGCTAATTTAGGTCAAGAATTTGGACCAGATGTAAAATCAGAATTAGATTTATCCTTTGCAAAGATAGAGCGCACTATCCTTGATGCTATTGCTGCATCAGATGATCGTGTAGTAATACACCAAGCACTACAGCATTTAGTTGTCGGTGGTAATGCTCTAGTCTTTATGGGTAAAGCTGGTCTTAAATTATTTCCTCTAAATCGTTTTGTTATAGAACGAGATGGCAACGGTCAAGTAATTGAAATAGTCACGAAAGAACGTATCAATAAAAAGTTAATACAAGAACACTTACCTAAAGAAACTGAAAATAAATACTCAGCAATGTCTCCAAATGAAGAGGGATATAATACTGCAGGTAAGGAAGAGTGTGATGTATACACTCATGTTACTAGAGATAACAATAGGTTTATCTGGCATCAAGAAGTTTACGGTAAAGTCATACCTAAATCAATGAGTAAAGCACCAGTAGATGCAACTCCATGGCTACCTTTAAGGTTTAATACAGTAGATGGTGAAGCCTACGGGCGAGGAAGAGTCGGTCAATTCATAGGTGATCTTAAGTCACTTGAAGCACTCACTCAGGCACTCGTAGAAGGCTCTGCAGCGGCAGCTAAGGTTGTCTTTGTAGTTTCACCCTCAAGTACTACTAAACCAGCCACACTGGCCCAAGCAGGCAATGGAGCGATCGTCCAAGGGCGACCAGATGATATCGGTGTTATACAAGTAGGGAAAACAGCTGACTTCCAGACAGCCTATGAGCTAATGGGTCAGTTAGAGAAAAGATTAAGCGAGGCATTCCTTATACTAAATGTTAGGCAGTCAGAACGTACTACTGCTGAAGAAGTTAGGATGACTCAATTAGAATTAGAGCAGCAGTTAGGTGGACTATTCGGTTTACTTACTACTGAGTTTCTAGTTCCATACTTAAATAGGATACTAAATGTATTCCAGAAAACAGGAGACATACCTCGCATACCAAAGGGTATGGTTAAGCCAACTATAGTAGCTGGTATTAACTCTCTTGGTAGAGGTCAAGATGTACAAGCACTAGGACAGTTCCTCACTACCATTGCACAGACAATGGGACCAGAAGCTATAGCACAGTACATCAACCCTGATGAAGTAATAAAAAGACTTGCAGCTGCACAAGGTATAGATGTATTAAATCTTGTGAAGAGTATGCAGGATATACAACAGGAGCAACAAGCACAAGTACAGCAGCAAGCTGAGATGGAAGCAGTTAAGCAGACACCTAATATGATGAAGACACCTATGTTTGACCCAACTAAAAACCCTCAGTTAGCACAACAGTTAGCTCCCACTGAAGAATTACCACCAACATTATAATGGCAGAGACAATGACATATGATGCGGGTACTGATACAGTATCCTCATCAGATAATTTAACTCCAGATGAACAAGACTCCCTAGTAGTAGGGCAAGAGATGGAGAATGCCCAAAGTGAAATGCTTGCGGGTAAGTATAAGAATGCTCAAGAATTAGAGAGTGCTTATATAGAACTCGAAAAAAAATTGGGCGAAAAATCTGGTACGGTTTCAGAAGACGTAAGTTCAGATGAGCAAGAGTCAGAACCAGAACCAGATGAACCTAAAGAAGAGAAGTCTAACGATGTAAATGACTTTGGTTTCTTAGACGATTTCTATAGCCAAGCATCTTCTGAGAAAGGTGAGGTATCAAAAGAGATGATCGAAAAGATATCTCAGATGACCCCAGTAGATATGGCAAAGAACTTTCTTCAGTGGAGACAAGACGCTGAATCTAAGTACATGCCTATACCTGAGATGACTCAGCAGAATGTTACAGAATTAAAAGCTATAGTAGGAGGTGATAAGAACTACGCTAATATGTTACAGTGGGCTCAATCTAATCTACAGCGACAAGAGATAGAAATGTTCGACGCTGTTATGAGTCGTGGTGATGTAGCTTCTGCATTCTTTGCAATCAATTCTTTAGCTCAAAGGTATCAAGATCAATCAGGATATGATGGAAAAATGTTAACAGGTACACCCCCTAAATCAGGTGGAGATACTTATCGTAGTCAAGCAGAGATGGTTGCTGCTATGAGTGATCCAAAGTATGATAAAGATCCAGCATATCGGAGAGATGTAATGGAAAAAGTTGCTAGATCTGACATGAAATTCTAATGTATTTTAGAAAGATTGGCCATTCATTTAAAGTACCTGACTTTAATGTTGGTGATCTAGCAGTTCAGTATGGGATTGACGGACCTGATGGTAGCTTCAATGGCATTCGGTATGACCATCTGAAAGAAGAAAACCAATGCCCATTAAAAAATATAATCCCAGACGAATTCAGGCATAAGTTTACTATGCAGTTGATGCAAGTAAACTCATACATCCCACCCCATACAGATAGTGGTACACTTGCTGTTATCAATTTCTATATAGAAACAGCTAATTGTATTACTAAATTCTATGACATCAAAGAAGGTGCTACGCCTTCAAAATTACCTAACCAAACCGATGGTTATATCTACGCACTAGATGATTTAGATCAAGCCACAGGCTTTAAAGCTGAACCAGGTGATGTGTATATATTAGATGTCACTAAGGTACATAGTGTGATACCTTTAGAAGGTGGAGAGATTAAACGTAAAGCTTTATGCCTTGCTTCATCTTCACTTGACTTTAATCAAGTACAAGAAATTTTAAATTATGACTTTATATACAGATGAACTGCAGAAAGCTTACCAAGCTGGTGTAGATAGTGTTCTAATATCTCAAACTAATCTTAATCAACCTGGGGAATCTGGACCTTATCAAGATAAGACCACTTACCCTAAAGAAACTGAAGGTCAAAAACTTAAACCAGGAGACTACATAGACTCTGGAGATCCTATTACAGATAGTAATATGGGACCAGACGGTAGACCTCTTGAGTCTAGAATGTTTGACATAGATCCTAAGAAACATAAGACCCAACAAAAGCAAGGTAAGATTAGAAACCTAGCTGATCAGGGAACTACAGAAGGTGAGAAAAAAGCAGCTAAAGGAAAGCTGAAAGATCAAACCGATTTACCGAACTTCTTACAAAATATAAATATTAAACCACAGGATCTACTTAAGATATTACAACTTCTACCAGCATTAGGTGGTTTCCAACTACAGAATGCTAAAGTAACACCTGGCGACGCTCCAGTATGGCCTGGTCATAAATGGCCTGGTCCAACACCAGGGCAAGGACCGTTACCTAATCCTAATATACCTCTAGCAATGGCCCCTGGAGCTTTAGATGCTTTACGTAAGGGGACTAAATCAGGATTATCTAGTCGAGAAATACGTGACCTTTTAAAACCATTCACACAAAATGATCAATTTGGAAATCCTTCAGGATCACTAAGAGTTTAATTTATGTCTACATTAACAATACCACAACAGGATAATTGGAATCAGTTCTGTAAGTGGGTAACTAACACTAACAACCGACTGTATGTAGGTTGGTTTGGTGTACTTATGATTCCATGTTTACTTACTGCAACAACAGCTTTTATTATCGCTTTCATCGCAGCACCGCCTGTTGACATAGACGGGATAAGAGAGCCAGTTGCTGGATCTTTACTTTATGGAAACAACATCATCTCAGGAGCCATTGTACCGAGCTCTAACGCAATCGGTCTTCACTTCTACCCAATCTGGGAAGCTGCAACCCTCGACGAATGGTTGTATAACGGAGGACCATATCAACTTATTGTGTTCCACTTTCTCATCGGCATCTCAGCTTACATGGGACGACAATGGGAACTTAGTTATAGATTAGGGATGAGACCATGGATATGTGTAGCTTACTCAGCACCTGTGGCAGCAGCATTCTCTGTCTTCCTTGTATACCCATTCGGTCAGGGGAGTTTCAGTGATGGTATGCCTCTTGGTATCTCTGGTACTTTTAACTTCATGTTCGTATTCCAGGCAGAACACAATATCCTTATGCATCCGTTCCACATGCTCGGTGTTGCTGGGGTATTCGGTGG